GTCGCTGCCGAATTCGCGGTTATCGATGTCGTGGGGGCCCCAGTGATCGCCGTATGTGTATTTGCGATCCTTGAGCACCTTCATGTAATGCCGGAGGCCTTCGCCGCTGTTCTCGTAGAAGTCGATGACGTGGTATTCCTCGCCGACGATCCGAACGAACCAGATGGCCGTGGAGTCGCCGACGCCGATATCCCAAATCGTGTGGACTGGCAGATGACTGTTGTCTGGCAGCGTGCCGATGCGCTGAGCGGCATACAGTTTGGTGAACTGCTTGGCGTAATAAGCGCCCTCGATCGACTGCTGAAAGGCTTCCGCCGGCAGAGACGGATATTCCCGCTTCATGTCGTCGCCGAGGGTCTTCTCCTTGGCGGCGTACCAGGCGCGCTGGCCGGGGTTCGTGTCGATGCCGTGCTTGGCGAACAGTTCGTTGAAGTAGTCGGTCAGGCGCTGCGGGATGATCGCTTCGGCTGGATCGAGCCAGTAGGCCTTGTTCTTCCACCAACTGAAGAAGAAAAACTTCCAGTCCAGCTTGCCGAGCGGCGTGCCGGACAGCAGCTGCTTCTCCGCGCTCTGTGAGTAGTCGAAGAAGTAGCCGGCCCGGCCCTCAGCCGTCGATTCAATCGTGACAAAGCAGTCAGTGGCCACCGCCTCGAGCGCGCCGGTAACGATCTCGCGCGCCTTGTGCGGAAACTTGGCGCAGATCTTCCCGAACTCGGAGACGTGCAGATAGCGCAGCGTGCCACCCCGGAACGATGTGCTGACGTAGAGCGAGCCGCCCTTGCTGAACACCAGTTCACCGGCAGCGTCGTTGCTCGCAGGGTTCGCGGCGCGGATCTCTTTCGGCAGGTTGTCGTAGGCGTACTTCACCTTTTCACGGAACAAGCGCTTGGCGTCGTTCAGGGTATGGGCGATCAAAGCGCACTTGGCAGACTCGAACAGCGCGGCGTCCAGCTGGATGATGCAGCACTCAGTGGTGAAGCCGAGCTGCCGAGCCTTCAGGATGATGTTTCGGGTGTGCATCCCGTCGAAGTATTCGATCTGCTCGTCCGTCATCCGGAAGCGGACTTTCTTGCCCTGTTTGTCAGCGATGAAGTAGAGATTGTTCAACCGCCAACGTTTATCCCGGAGCAGCTTCATGTGCTCGGGCTTCATGTCAGGCGTCCTTCGATAGTTCGTCCATCATCGCGGCAAGAGTGTCGACTGTCTTGTCGCCCTCTTCCGTGTCGAGATTGAATGCTTGGCGCTCGCCTTTGATCACCTTGAGCTGGGCATCTACGCCCGCATTGAGTGACCGAGCGAAGTCGCCGTGGTTCTCTTCAGTAACAGTGACGCTGGAGAGGAACTTGCTGAGCTTGCTCGCAATACCTCGCCACTGGGCCAAACCGGATCGGTGGGCGAGCACTACAGCCGCCGCTTGATCGGAGGCTTCTTCGATGATCTCGGCATCAGTGACCAGTTTCTTCTGGTCACCATCCGTGGTCACCGCTCTGGTCACCTTGTCCTTTACGGCGGATCTGACCTTGCTCGTCAGGTCTCGCTGCCAGCCTTCCTTCTCGGCGCGCTTCATAATCGTGTTGTGCGCTACTCCATGCTCTGAGGCGATGGCGCGCAGGGAAAGCAGTCCAGCCCGGTAGGCTCGCTCGATCGCCTCCCAGTCGGGTTGCTTGGTTGTCATTGAAATTCTCTGGCACTTGAAAAGGTGGCCTGATGCCGGTATTGGTGCAGCCCATGTTATGAATGGACCAGAGACCTGACCCAATGATGTCGACCATCCAAATAGTTGCCGCTACCTCTATGGCCTTTATTGCACTGCTCTTCACGATTGCTAGGGCCACACCAGAAGAAACGTCTAAGGTGATCGGATGGGGGCGGCAAAGCGCATATTTCGGATCGCTTATCCTGCTAATTGGGGTGTGCACGTACAACATCATCAGTTTCGTGATCGGAGTGGGCCAGCCTAGTAGGGTAGAGATTGCCAATTTTGTGGCTGCCACCCTACTTTCGATTTGGTACACCTACCTGCTCTTCGCCCACCTCATTGACATCCGCAGAACCAAGCACAGGAAAAAAATCGAAGAGCTTGAATCCGAACTTGCTGAAATTAAGCAGCAGGCTCTTACACTCGAGATTGAGGCAAAAATAACTGAGAAGTTGTCCGTACTTTTCTCTGCGCTGCTGCAACCTCCGGCTAAAGATGCCGGAGGGCCAGGCAACGATAAGTCTTGTTGACTGCGCGAAAATGGCGATATCCCTGCTTTTTCCTTGTAGCGACACAATTTACTCATTTGCGAAACGTGTCGCGGTCTACTTGGATCGTCGCTCAATCCCGCCCGGCGCCTTTTCACAGCGCATGCAGTGCTCACAGTTCAGCGTCCGGCAGAGCCAGGCCTTCACCCGCTGCCACCAGATGACCATAAAGATGTGGCGCAGGCCGGCAAGCGCCAGCGAGACGTGCAACGTGATGCCGGCGGTGGTCGGGCCCATGATGAAAATGTTCTGGTTTCGGCTCATCACTACAAACCCGCTGATGGCGATCGCCGAATAGATCAGTTTGCCGATGACGCCATCTCGCACTAGACCGCTCAGCACACACCAGGTAGCCCACAAGGCAATCAAGCCGCAGGCGATGGAGTTGATCAGTTCAAGATTCATGGTGGATTACCTCCCCCGAACCGCTGGCGAATTAGCGCCCAGAGGTCAGCGGCTTTGATGGCTCGGTTGATGGCCGCGAGCAGCGATCCGCCGAAGGTGCCTAGCAGGAAGCCAATGCCCGCGACGATCTTCGGCTCGGTCACACCCAGATAGGTGCTGACCATGCTCGTCAGGTACAGAGAGCAGGCAATGCCGGTAACCAGGAAGATCATCCAGGCACGCCAATCGGCCAGATCGTCTTTGTGCCACCAACTTGCGACGACAGCACCGACCAGTCCTGCGATCAGCAATTCAAACCTGTCGATCTTGTCGAGCAGGCGCTGCAATAACTCCATGCGCTCGACTCCGTGGGTGCATGTGAATAGATCGGCGTCCGCTGCACTCCCAGCTCGGGGCTATGGGTGTGGGGAGCCGAAAACAAAAAAGCCCCAGCGAGTGCTGAGGCTTGAAATTTGGTTAGGAAAGGGCCGCGTTAGCGGCCCATCCTTTTAAGGCAACAGGTCGTAGGTCACACAAGCGCGGCTCGGGCCACTGTTCGAAGTGATCCAAAGGCCATAACCAGGCGGCAGTTGGATTGGATACGAAAGATTCTGAGAGCCACTACCCAAGGTCATCAAGACGGGCTTGCCAGAATAATCAGATCCATTCAACGGAGCCACGGTACCGGTGATGAGACCGGATAGAGCACTGCCGCTCACAGACGCGGTTCGAATTACGGCACCTGCAACGTTGTCAGCCGGCTTGATAATTGCGCTTACACCGTATGTGTCCGAAGTGAAGAATTTTGCACCAACAGTTACTGCTTCCATTTTTTACACCTTTTAAGTCGAATGATTGTTCGCGGAGGATTCCGCTTTCATGTCGCTCAAAGGCGATCGCTCGAGGCTCGTGGCCTTCTCATGATTCAACGTCCCGCATCGGGAACATTTGATCTGGAGCTCGGTAAACTCACCCACGCGGGCGAGAAGTCTGTTGCATTTTCCACATCTGCATTCTTTCAACATCTGCAAGTCCATTTGATTTTCTGCTAGGCTCCGTCCCGCTCGCGCGAGCAGTGAGGGCCTTGGCTGGCTTGCAGGCTCTATCTGCGATCTGGCGTCTCTTTTGGGTGTTAGCGCACCCTCTGGAGTCGCCCTCTCTTTTTTCCGCGCATAAAAAAGCCCCGAAGATGTCGGGGCTTTTTGCTTTCTGGCGGACATAAAAAAACCGGCTCGCTGGCCGGTTTTTAAGTAACTTGCCGTAGGCAAAATACTAACTATGGGGAAATCATGCCCTCAGCCGTGCGGGAAGTCAAGCGGCCTCTTTCATCTTGTAAATCACTCCGCCGATTGGACTCAATGCCCGAGCGTCGATGTCGTAACAGGCATCGAAGCAAAGCTGCACGAATGGCTCCCAATCACGGCCCCAGGCTGCGGACGGCAGCTCGACTTCGTACTCCCCCTTCATCCAGGCTCGGAACAACTCCGGCTTTATCAGCGGATCTGCGTTGGCCGATTGTCCGCCTTGGTGCATGTAGCGGTAACGACGAAACACGCCCTTGGCAACGTACTCGGCCCGCTCCCGCTTGCTGGCAGTCATGCGTGCTGCTCGCGAACACGCAAGATTGAAAACCGCAGCTTCGGCCTCCTCCCGATCATCATCTGTCGGCTGAGCCGCATACATGGCATTGCCGAAAGCCCGAAGTTGAAAGTGAAGCCGTGCGATAGCCGACTGAATATGACCGGCTAGCGTTGCGTGCATCGCGGGATTCGCTGTCGGGCCTCGCTCAGTGCCCTGCACCACCACACCCAATTCAGCAGCATCAGAAGTTTGGCCCGGGGCCGGGTTGTAGTTGCAGTCGTGCCAAGCTTGGCGCGCGGAATGGATTTTCATGCTGCCGTCCTCTTCAGTTCCCTTGTTTTCGCCCTATATTCGGCCTTGATATTTTTGATTTCTTCGACGGTGTGCTTGCAGGGTTCATGAGGCCCTTCAAGCCACTCGACTTGTTCCGCCCCTATCAGCTGCAGGAGCGAAATCCGGTAATTCACCAGGTTGCCGGATAGATGCGTGTTGCACGGCGCGCACTGCTTCCAAACGTTCAGCGGTTCGAATCGTAGCTCCGGGTTCGCCCCCACAGAGCGGTAGTGCCCCGCGTGATATTGGCCTTCGTGGTACCGACCGCAGCTCACGCAAGGGCGATCGGCATCACGCAGGCGGATCCACTCGTTGAACGCGGCCTGGGCTTCGCGCATGTGTTCCGCCCTGCTCTTCAGTTTCTCCTTACGGACTTTAATCTCGCGGCGCTCGCACTGATCGATTGCTTTGCGAGCTTTCTCTTGATGACGCGGGGCATCCATTGCTGCACAGGCTGGACTGCATACGGCCTGCCCGATACGCGAAGGGATGAAAGATTTCCCACACGATACGACACAGCATTTCTTCGGCTTCGGCTGCTTCCTTGCGATCGTCATGCAGCCTCCTGGCTCAGCAGATCATCGAAGTACACGCCCTGCTGTGCGAAGCGCGCGACGATCCGGTCGGTGTAGGCAATGCCCTGGGCGCGGTTGAACAGACTGGTCACCGGGAAACCGTCCGGGCCGAAGAGTTTGCAGCCGCCCATCATGGCCAGCTTCGTCTCGTACGGGAGGTGGCGCATGACGCGGTACCACTCAGCCTGAAACCCGGCATCCTCGTTCAGCAGGATCTGCACGCCGACGTGCAACTTGCAGTACCGGCGAGCGTCGGCCTCGTCGCCGATCTGGGTCATCTCTGCGATGCGCTTGTACATCGCGAACCACAGCCTGTTTTGGTCGAGCGTGCGGTCCTTTCCCGGGCGCAGCGATACTACGACGAACTTCTTGTCGCGGTACATGGCGCTAAGCTTCGTGATGGCCTCGGAGAGTTTCGCCTGACAGTTCACGGAGATTTTGTCAGCCATGGGTGGCCACCTTGTTCGGCAATCCGTTGGTCACCTCGCCGAGTTGCCGTGTCAGTCGCTCGTTCTCGGCCAGCAGCTCAAGCGCCACCTCCTCCACGGTCTTCTCCCCAAGGAATTCCTGCAGCGCCTCGGTGTTGCGCTTCCAGTCTGCGCAGTCGGCACGGAATGACGCGGCTTCGGCCCACAGCAGCTTCTGGAGTTTTTGTTTGTCGATTGTCATTGAACCGCACTCCTTGCTTCCAATTGTTCGGCCTGCTGGATAAGCAGCGCCCGGCGATCCGCCAGCTCATTGGCTGCCAAAATTCGCAGTTCTGTTTTTTCCTCGGCCGATGCTTGGCGCATGGCGAGCATCGAATCCTTCACCGCGGCGAGCTTCTCGCGCAGTTTTGGCGAAGGTCGCGCAACCGCACCGGTGAGCAGCGCAACGACGGCCCTGCCGTCTTCAGTAATCGGCCCGACACTCAAGTCGGCCAAGTACAACTGCCCGCGCTCATGTGGGATCCGTTGCATCTGCACGGCCTTGGTAATCGCCTGCGTGCGGCGGTTGGTGTCGAAGCCGACAGACACATGCCAGCTCACCTCTTTGCTGTCGTCCCGGGCTTGCCCTACCAGACGCTCGTAAGCGCTGTTGAACGCCATGCGCGCACCGACCTTGTCGCCAGCGTCGAGGACAGGTTTCGCGGCAGCCAGCGCGAGCTGGATTTCGTCGGTCAGCACCACGGTTTCAAATTCATCGTTGGTGGTCATGGCGATCGCCCAGGCCTCGTCCTTGGCCGGGCGACCGTCAGCGGCTTGCACTCGCTGGAGGATGTCGGCCATCGCCAGCTTGCCCTTCACCTCAAAGCGGCAGGCCTTCAGCGCGGCTTTCACGGCGGGCACCGAGTACGCGCAGAGGTCTTCGGCCATCATCGCCGCTGTGCCTGGGTTCATTTCCTGCCCCATGGCCTCGGCGGTGGCGCAGATCGCTGCAGCGAGGCTGGCAACCTGCTGATCATCCATCTCAAATGTACTCATTGCGCTCCCCTGCTTTGCGCTTCGCCAAGACCATTTGTGCGGCCTGTTCGGCGGCGGACACATTCGCTTCGGTCCGCTCCATTTGGCGTGCGGTCGTCCCGTTGATGCGCTGACCGGTCACCCATTGGGTGTGGTAGCTCTCGGCGTTGGCCAGCAGTTCGTTGAGGCTGTGGCACTTCCGCAGCACAGCGGCATCGCTGGTTTTCAGGAAGTGTGCAGCGACGTGGTGAGCGACATCGGCACCGAGGCGGTCGACCAATTGGCCGAGCTGGCCACCGACCTTGGCGTTCCACACGGGCCAGGTGTTGTAGCGCTTGCGGTAGGCCATGGCGTAGTTCGCCCAGACCTTGAAGGTTTTGCAGGACTGGTCTTTCGGGCCCGGCATGTCAGCGGGAATCTCAACCCGTGGCGTATCGGTGCGATCAACCACCAGCACCAGATTGCGGGCCGGCTTGTCCGGGCTGCCTTGCAAGTCCTGACTGGTATCCTGATTGGTACCCTGATGATTGGTATCCTGATTTGTCGGAGATTTTTCCGACCCTTGTTCGGATTTTTCTCCGACCTTGCTCGGATTTTTTTCCGAGGTAGATCGGAGATTTTTCCGACCTTCGTTCTTTGGTGGGGTCGGATATTTTTCCGACCCATCCAGTTTCTGATTCCACTCGATCGCCTTCTCGGTCAGGCGAAACAGCGTGATGTTCGACGTGCTGGACAGCTCAATTAAGCCAGCCTCTTCCAGGGCCTTCAGCATGCGATAAGCAGTGTCTGGCTTGTCAGTGAGCAGCGGCAGCTCCTCGATGATCTTGGCCTTGCTCAGCGCGAAGAAGATCCCGTCGTCAGTCTTGATTGGCTTTGTCCAGCTCGGGCAGCCATAGACGAAGGCGAACAGCAGAGCCTGCTGAGAATTCAGCCCCCACTCCAACGCCTTCACCTGATTGATCGTGACGGTGAATTGCATATCAGGCCTTCCCGACCAGTTTGGCCAGTTCGAGGAAGCGATCGACGTACCAGTGAGGCTGCGTCTCGCGTGGGGATTGGGGATTGGTCAGGTTCTTGCCATAGGTCATGCCCTTCTCGGTCACCGACCAGAACGGAACCATTTCCTGTTTGGAATTCTTGCGCTGGAGCTGCTTCAGAAAGCCCTTGGTTTCCAGTGCGCGGTTGAACGCAGCGGGAGACACGCGAATGCCGTTGTCTTTCAGCAAGGCCGTGGCTGACTTGGTGGGCATCGAGGATACGCCGGTAGCATCTGGCGCGGCGTCGACGGCGTAGCCCGGGAGAAACTTCGGGTCAAGACCGTTGTTCTGGGCGATCTTCGTGAGCATGGCCATCTGGCAGGATGGAGCCGGCTTCAGCAGACGCGTGAAGCACTCCATGATTGCGATCTCGCCCACCACCTTGGTGCCGCTGAGCAGAACCTGCTCGCGAGCGCCCTGCTGTTGTTCAAGTTCGCGCCAACGGCGAATCACCTTCATGCGCATCGGGGCGCTGTAGCCGGTGAGCAGGCAGTCGGTGTGTTCGCGGTCGAGCATGTATTCGACCTGCTCCCGGTTTTGACCGTCCAGATAGATGTGCTCAAAACTGAGTACATCTAATTTCAGTTCTTTCAGCATCGCGGCGATGTCGCGCTTCACGTTGGCGTGCCGCTTGCCGGTGACGTTAGCGATCTCGCGGGAGGACATCGTGGTACGCGACACATTTTCAGAATTCGAAAAACGTGTCGCGACATTGCTCGGGGTATTGCTTGAAATTGGTTGGCTCTGCATAATCCGGCCTCTCTAGTTTTGCGAATCAGCCGACCTTCCCCGTCGGCTTTTTTGTGCCCGGGATTCAGGCGGCCTTCACCGAGGCATCCATCACGTCCAAGCTCTGCCGAACGTGGTTGATTTCCTGACGGATCAGGTTTTTTTCGAATGCGCTGACGTGGTTGTCATCCAGTGCTTGGTGCACCGCGATGGTCAGATCGGCGACCTCTTTGCCGACGTTGATCAATGATTTGGTCAGCGCTTGTGGTTCCGGTGCTACTTTCGCTACGAGGTCAAAACCGAACTCGTTCGCCAGTGTTGCCAGAGGTCGCATGTCGCCTGTGTGCAACAGAACTCCGAACAAATGCTCCACGGTCAGGTGGTGTGCGTCGTTGTCCGGGTTGGCGCGTTGAAGCAATCCGACGTGTGGAACGCCCATCTTCGCAGCCAAGGTCTTGGCTTCGTTATCAAGGACGGCGCTCTGGCAGGCCCGCAGAAAATCTTCCATTCGTAAAACCTCAATTTTGTTTCCGTGGCGCCCTGCCAGTGCGTGGGCGATCATTTGTTCAGGCAGTCAGCAATGAACGTTTCAAGCTGCTGTGCGTTTCGGACGCGCAGGGATCGGGCGAATCTCGTTCGCCTCAATGCGCCCATCGTCATAAAGGGTGATTTCAATGCTTCTGCCGGCTCGAACCATTTGCGAGATCGCGCTCTGGTTCACGCCGAGAGCGGCAGCAAGCGCGGCTTGAGTGCCGTGCTCTTCTAGGTATTTGCTCAAAGGGATCTTTTTCATGGAATTTCCACGGCTTGATATCTGCCATGGATAGTAGCAGTGCTGATTTTTATCAGCAACAAAATACTAGCAGCGCTATTTGCACGGGTATCAGCTCTGCTAATACTCTTGTCCGTATGAAAATACGCCGCCCCCTTACCCCCGAAGAAGTCGCCGAGAGCGCCAGGCTCAAGGCTATCTACGAACAACGGAAATCAGCTGCAAAAGCTGCCGGGCGCAGCCTGACGCAGGCGGATGTTGCAGAGGCTTGCGGATGGTCTGGGCAAAGCGCATTCAGCCAATACGCCACCGGGAAGGTGCCACTAAATGTGGAAGCGCTGCTGAAGCTCGCGAAGGCGCTCAACTTCGATGCAAGCGAGGTCAGCTCTCGACTGTTATCCACTGTTGCCAGCGTGCAGCAGGACCGCATACAGCCAAGCGTAAAATTAGGAAGCATCGAGACGTGGGACGACGAAACTCCGCTCGATGATGATGAGGTCTACGTCCCCTTCCTTCATGAAGTCGAACTGGCGGCCGGATCTGGCAGGTTTGCGATCGAGGAGAGCGCCAACTCGCGCTTGCGCTTCAATAAGAAAGACCTGCGGCACAATGGCGTTCAGTTCAGCAACGCCAAGTGCGTGAAAGTTGGCGGCAACAGCATGGTGCCCGTGCTGCGCGATGGCGCAACTGTAGGCGTGAACGTCGGGAAAAACTCCCTGAGCGATATCGTCGACGGCGAGATGTATGCCATCAACCATAACGGCCAACTGCGCGTGAAGCAGGTATATCGCATCCCGACAGGCCTACGCCTGCGCAGCTTCAACCGTGACGAGCATCCTGATGAGGACTACACGTTCCAGCAGATCCAGGAGCAGCAGATTTCGATCTTGGGCCATGTGTTCTGGTGGGCGATGTACTCACGTTAACGCGAGCAATTTTGCAATGCTCTTGCCAAACGCATGCACGAACCATGCGGCGACCTAAAGTAGACAACAGTGAAGCTGTCCAAAGCATGGGTTGAAGGCGATGCTGAGGGCTGGTGAAGATCGAAGCAGGGCTTGAAGAATCCTGAGTCCGAGCTGACGGCGTATGCGAAAGATCAATGCTGGAAAGATCGCGTGGAAGGCTTCATTGCATTAGCCTGCACACGGCACTTGCGATGGACGGTTGAGAAGCCCAGTATCCTGAAAAACCCGCTACTGTGATAATGGATGATGCGCAAATGAAGACGGAGCTGAAGCGGTGATGTATGCCGGGAATTAACCCAGAAGTGCTCATATGGGCAAGAGAAACTGCCGGTCTGAGCAGAGAAAAGGCTGCCAAGGCTCTAGCTATTGGCGGCAGCAAGGTATCTGGCCCTGAGATGCTTAGGCGCTATGAAGCTGGCGAAAAAGAGGCTTCCAGAACACTTATTGCCAAAATGGCAGCAGTGTATCGACGTCCGCTTCTTGTTTTCTATCTGCCATTCCCACCAGCCCGCGCGGAAAGGGGCGAAGATTTCCGCACGCTGCCCGAAGAGCTACGAATCGAAAGCAAGGGACCGCTTGACGCTCTAGTGCGTGACATTTACGTGCGGCAAGACCTCGTGAAAAATGTCCTACAGGACGTCGAAGAGGCCTTTCCACGCGACTACGTTGGCAGCGTCAGAGTAGATTTAGAACCCGCTTCCGTTTCTGATTATCTAGGTAAACTGATCGGATTTGACATTAATGAGTTCCGACGCTACGGGAAGTCCGAAGAAGCTTTTTCTTATCTCCGAAAACTAATTGAAGAGATGGGGACATTTGTTCTGCTAATTGGAAACCTTGGTAGTCATCATACAAACATACCTGTTGAAGCTTTCAGGGGATTTGCGTTATCTGACAAGATAGCTCCATTCATTGTTATCAATGACCAGGATGCGCCGCCAGCCAGGTCATTTACGCTTCTTCACGAATTTGCGCACATTTTGATCGGCGTCACTGGCTTGAGCGGCAGTCGAGCGGAACAGAAAATTGAACGGTATTGTAACGATATATCTAGCCTACTCCTGCTCCCAGCCAACGACTTAATCAAACAGAATTGGCACGCTGAAAATACTGATGTGCTAGCGCAAAAAATTTCTGGCTTTGCTAAAAGCATCAATGTGAGCAGTTCTTTGGTCGCTTATCGACTCTTCGCATCGGGAGTGATTGAACAGGACACCTGGAACACTCTCTCTCAGAAATTCAGAGAATTGTGGGCCGCACAGAAAGCAGCAGCAAAAGAAGGGCGAGATAGCTCTAGCGGGCCCAGCTATTACGTTGTTAAAAGGCACAAATTAGGGGGAGCCATCGTAAACTTGGTTCAAAGAACCATGCGCGAAGGTGCATTAACGGCCACGAAAGCCGGAAGAGTATTGGGCGTAAAGCCCGCCAATGTCTATAACTTGGTTGGCACATTATAATGGCGCTTGATAGGAAGCTTTACCTGCTGGATGCAAACACGCTGATTACTTCTAATGGCGTTTATTACCCACAAACAATGGTGCCAGAATTGTGGTCTTGGCTTCTTCACCAGAGCCAAAATGGTCGCGTAAAAATGCCAATTGAAATCTATGAAGAGATTTTGGCTGGCAAAGAGGACATTTTGACTGGATGGTTAAAAAAACCAGAAGTTAAAGACAGTCTTGTGCTTCAAGAGGGTGCAGATCCCGCAGCCGTTGCTCACGTTACCTTTAACGGTTATGCCGTTGATCTGAATGAGAACGAACTTGCCTACATTGGACGAGATCCATTTTTAATTTCGTATGCACTATCAAACCCTGTAGAACGATGCGTAGTCTCCCTCGAGACATCCAAACCTTCCGCACAGCGACAAAATAGGAAGGTGCCCGATGTCTGCAAGGCGTTAGGCGCTCAATGCTGCGATGTCTTCAGTATGATGCGGGCACTAGACTTCAAAACGGGCTGGAACAAATAAGAACGAGCTTTGCAGCTTATATAGCCCGGCCCAGCGCCGGGCTTTTTCATGCCTGTCCTCCCCTGCAGTCGATGGTGGCGCACGGCCACGAATGGTAAAATTCCAGCTCAATTGATGGAGGGATCCAATGAAAGGTTTTGGGACCATTGCAATGGTTGTGGGCATCTGCTGGATGGTGTTTGCGCTTGGTATGGATGTTTCCGTCGCGACGGGATCCGGCGGTAGGGTCAACAACCTTGGGCTCATGGCTGACCGCCAAGTGCATACCATCGTAGGCGGCATGATTATGTTGGCAGGCTTACTCATGATTTTGCTGGGGGGCAAATCCTCTGCGGCCCAAGCTGGCGCTGACACCGACACTCGCCCCTGCCCTCTCTGTGCCGAATCTATCAAGATGGCAGCAATAAAGTGCAAACACTGTGGTGCTGACGTTGAACCGATGGCAGCTCCAAGACTGAAAAATGGATGGGTCGCTTCAACTTCCTGTCGTGACGAGGAAGAGCAGGTGCGCACGATAGAAGCCATTGCTGCCACCGGACTTCCCGTAGTTTCGATGATTGGCCTGGCCGTTGGCGCAGGGCCATTCGAGACGAAGGACGAAGCCAAGCAAGCCCTGATCACAATGCGAGACGGCCCCAGACTGTTCAGCGAGATTGTTTACAGGGATTCAGTGAGCGGGAAATATCCGCCTATCACTGACAGTGTTGTCGAGCGCTCCTTTCAGGGTTGGACAGTTCGGATAAAAGCCCCTCCAGCAGACTCGATCAGAATTGAGAACCTGCTTGAAAGCCTAGCGATACCAGTGCTTGCGGTAGATGGCAACACTATCATCACGGGCCCCTTTGAGAATGAGCAATCCGCCAAAGTGGTTTCTGTGGAGCTCAGTGACAATCATGATCTTCAGTGCAACATGTACTGGGTCCCCTCTTAAAACCGAACCAACGAGACGACCTATCAAGCCCGCTGAACGCGGGCTTTTTTACGCCCGCAAAAATTATTATTAGCAGCGCTATTTACTTTAAATAGCAGCGCTGCTACTTTTATTCGCAAGCCAGACAACACAGGCCCAGCAGCGAAAGCCGCGCCGCTCTTTAGCGATACCCCTTGCCGGATCACCACCGGCCCAGATTCGAAGGCAGCGATGAACCGGCCTCAACGGTTCAGAGGGTTGGCAACTGACCCGGGCGTGCAGCGTAAAACGTCGAAAGCAGTTATCCAGCGGGAGAACAAGCCGAAAGGCCCGCGGCTGGAGGAACAATTTGATTGAGTCGGTGACCGACGCCAGTAGCGGGTCACGAGGCCACAGATTTACTGATGCCGCTTCGATGAGGCGGCATTGGAAATCAACGGGAGTCACAAAATGCTCAACATCAACGAAGCTGAACTGAAGAAATCCATCGTGTCGAACGTCGCCGATCAGTTGCTGCGAGAGGATGAAGACCTCTCCGAGATGGTGGCGAAAGAGGTGAAAAAGCGCATCGACAAAATCTTCGATGAGCGCGTTACCTCGCAGATCCAGATGGCGATCGACGAAACCATCAATGGCTCGTTCGAGCGTGAATATCGCCGCGTGAATCAGTGGGGCGATCAGGAGGGGCCATCTACCACGCTGCGCAAGGAACTGGAAAAAACGGTAACCGCCTACTGGAACGGCAAGGTAAACCCCGGGGATGGCAAGCCAGCATCTAGCGATTACAACTCAGTCACCCGGGCTCAGTGGCTTATGACCAAGATCTGCGCCGAAGACTTCAGCAAGCAAATGCAGCAAAGCGTGGCGAACGTAACCGGCGCCCTGAAAGACGGCTTGCGCAATCAGCTTGCCAATCAAATGGACCACATGCTGAACGACCTTTTCAAAATCAAAAGCCTGCAAGACCAAGGAAAGGTTGAAAAGCCGTATTGAACAACCAGCGCCACGACAGCCTGTCGTTAACTGCCCGATCCTCTCTATGAGAGCGCATCGGGGTGTGATCTGAGTACCATCTGGCTGCGTGAGAGCAATGTCAGGCAAACGTCATGCAGATCACACCCCGATGCGGACGAGACTGCGGCCTATAACCGCCCACCTGCATCACCGCAACACGCAGATGAATGCCCGGGCTGACGGGCGAGTGTAAGACCTGAGGGATCGCGGGAATCGTGGCCGGTAGAGTGAGTAAGCGCCCAGATGGCCACGGCGAGTCCAATAATAAGCGGCTGAAACCTTCGCCCCGGTGAAACTCCGGTGTCACTAAGGCCGCTAATAGTCATGCCGGGATCAGCTCCGGCCATCTGCACCAACCGGCGAATAGCTCAACCCGCATTGCGCAGGGTTAGCGCCAACCTGGTATTGGCGAGCTACCTTGATCTGGCACAAGCGCCGTGACAGCCGGGAAAGACCGGCACCCATTCAATAGGTGGCCACTGCCTGCCCAGTGAGTGTGCAATAGGAGGATGACCATCATGTAACAGTGATCGATTCACCTGCGCGGCGCGGCAAGCCTGAAGGCCGGCGCCCATCACCCATACAGGCAGCGGACAGTAGGCCGTCGATGTCACCGCGCATCGGCCGAATGAGGTAGGCCACCCCAGAGCACGAAGACAACTTGATGATGCAAGCCAAGTCTGTCGCCAGCAGCGAGACCGGGCCTCCCTCCCCCGACCAATCCCGAATGCACTTACCCCCGCGCCCAACGGCAACCAGCGGAACGGATGAGTGCATCCGAGTTTTGTTGGATCAACACCCAGTCACTCTGGAGACGACCATGTCAGCTCTACGCAAGCCCATCCCGGAAGACGACTTTCTCGATACGGAGGCCGGTCAGGAATGGCTGACCGAGTCGGTCGACGATCTGCTTTATCGGCGCCACGTCGAGGCACCAAATCCGGTAGGCCGAAGCAAGGTTTTGGTCAACGCCGACCACTTACCGGAGGCGCTGGCGGATCACATGGCCGCGAACCCAGATCCTGATCGGTACATCGAGAAGATCCTGATCGAACTGATCTGTCGCGGGGATGGCGGTGTACTGCACAAGTGGGCCATCGAAGCCGTCGGCGGTGATCCGCAGATCGTTCGGTCGCTCGCCAACGACCTGGTCGCGGTGCACGCCAACGAATACCGAGATGCCAAGCGCGAAAGCGATCGCGTCGAGCGGGAGTGCGGGTTTTGAGCCCGCACATCTTGATCGACCAAGCCCTTGATGGAGTGTCGGCGCCCGCCGGCGAAGAAGATATCAGCCTACTGGTACAGGGGCTGATCACCCGCCTCTTCACCGATGGCGCGATTACCACCGACGAGTTCAACCACTACTGCAAACGCCTGCGTGACACCTGTCAGCGGCGCAAGGAGAACGCATGAGTACGGCACCGGTTAAATCGCTGATCGACGAACAGCTTGAGGACATCGAACACAAGATCGCCCTACTCGGCTTCGGCCTTCCCTTCAACGAGGTCATCGGTCGCAAGCGCGAGGATCTGGTCGCCAATCTGCCGCAGCGCCTGGCGCCCTCCATGAAGGGCAAGCGCATCGCCGTGAGAGTTCGGACGTGACCGGTCGCCAGCTTGCCCGTCGCATTCTGATTCGGCGCGGATCGTTCTCTGCCATCGGCGTTTTCACCTTCTTGATGCTACTCAGCGCCCTCGCCGACCACATCACTCAGTAAGCAACGCATTCAATCGCTGCGCATAGCGCGGCAAGGAACAATCATGTCCGCTCAAAGTGTGACGCCAGTGGCGCACGACCGAAACCTCCACGTCCTTCCGCACGCCGCGACCAGCACCAGCGCTCTGGTTCTGGACGGCGACAGCCTGGACAAGATGATGCGCCTGGCCGAAGTCATGGCCACCGGCCGAGCCACACTTCCGAAGCATTTCAACGGCAACCCGGCGGATTGTCTGGCGGTCGTCATGCAATCGATGCAGTGGAAGATGAACCCGTTCGCCGTGGCGCAGAAAACGCACTTGGTCAACGGCGTGCTGGGCTACGAGGCTCAACTGGTAAACGCGGTGATCACCACCTGCGCGCCGGTGGTAGATCGCCTGCACTACGAGTGGTTCGGTGCCTGGGAAAAGGTGATCGGCCAGTTCGACATCAAGACCAATAGCGAAGGCAAACAATACCGTCAGCCGGGCTGGAAGCTGGAGGACGAACAAGGTTTGGGCGTAAAGGTTTGGGCGACCTTCCGCGGCGAAGACGAGCCTCGCGTCCTTGAACTGCTACTGGCCCAGGCTCGCACCCGGAACAGCACGCTCTGGGCAGATGATCCTCGCCAGCAGTTGGCGTACCTCGCAACCAAGCGCTGGTCGCGCCTCTACTGCCCGGACGTGATTCTCGGCGTTTACAGCCCTGACGAGTTGGAAGAAACCTCGCCAACCATTCGCGACGTATCACCGGCGCGTGGCGCGGCACCAGCTGAACTTCCCCCCTACCCCGACGAAAAGCTCGCAGAGAACCTGCCGAAGTGGCAGATCGCGGTCGACGCAGGCCGCTCTGCTCCCGATCACCTGATCGCAACCGTCAGTAGCAAATTCACCCTGAGCGAAGAGCAGATCGCCAAAATCAAAGCGCTCGCGCCAATTGAAGGAGATAAAGAATGAAAATCCACAATGTCGCTCAGGGCTCCGAAGCTTGGCATGCGCTCCGCACCAATTACTTCACCGCGTCAGAAGCGCCGGCAATGATGGGCGCCTCGAAGCAGATGAAGCGCACCGAACTGCTGCACGCGAAAAAGACCGGGCTCGATCGGGACGTGTCGTGGTGGGTGCAGAAAAACCTCTTCGATAAAGGGCACGAAGCCGAGGCACTTGCTCGTCCGATTCTAGAAGGGCGAATTGGCGAAGACCTGTTTCCCGTTGTCGGTACCGAAGGTGATCTGCTCGCATCCCTCGATGGCTGCACAATCCTCGGCGACGTACTGTTCGAGCACAAAATGTGGAACGAGCAGCTTGCCGCCGACGTTCGCGCCGGCAACCTCGATGCGCACTACTACTGGCAGCTCGAACAACAACTGCTGGTGAGCGGCGCCGACAAGGTGATCTTCGTCTGCTCCGATGGCACTGAAGGAAACTTCGTTTCGATGGAATACACACCGGTACAGGGCCGAGCCGAGACTCTCGTCGCAGGCTGGAAACAGTTTCAAGCCGACTTGCAGGACTTCACTCCCGCCGAGGTTGTGCCAGAGCCCGTTGGTAAAACGCCCGAATCCTTGCCAGCGCTGCGCATCGAAGTGACCGGCATGGTTACCGCCAGCAACCTGGAGCAGTTCAAAGCACACTCGCTGGCGGTGTTCGGCTCGATCAACACCGAACTGGAAACTGATCAGCACTTCGCCGACGCAGAGAAAGCGGTCAAGTGGTGCGGTGATGTTGAGGAGCGGCTTGAGGCTGCGAAGCAGCACGCGCTGAGCCAAACCGAGAGCATCGACGCGCTGTTCCGCACCATTGACGAGATCAGTGCCGAAGCCCGTGCGAAGCGCTTGATGCTCGACAAGCTGGTGAAGGCTCGTAAGTTGAGCATTCGCGAAGATATTGTCATGACTGCAGCCAAGGCGCTTCAGACGCACATCGACCAGATCAACACTTCACTGGGCGGCAAAGCGCGTATGCCGGCGGTGCCTGCGGATTTCGCGGGAGCCATCAAAGGCAAAAAAACGATCAGCAGTCTGCGCGACTCCGCCGACTCCGAGCTGGCCCGGGCGAAAATCGCCGCAAGCCAAATCGGCGACAGCATCCGGACCAACTTGGCCAGCTTGGACGAGCTCGCTGCCAACTACCTGTTTCTGTTCAACGACGTGCAGCAGTTGGTGATGAAGGCGAACGACGACCTGCTCGCGCTGATCAAGGTGCGGATTTCTGAACACCGGAAGGCGGAGGAGCAGAAAGCCGAAGCGCAGCGCGAACAGATCCGCCAACAGGAACTGAAGCGAATCGAAGACGAGGCTAAAGCCAAGGCTCCGGTTGAGCCTGAACCCATCGCCTCCCCGGCGTCGGCAAAAGTCTCCGCGCCAATTCAGCCGGCCCAGAAATCAGCGACCACCACCGCGGCGACGGTAAACCTGCAGGCCGAAGTTTTCGATCTGGAGTCGCTGATCAAAGCCGTAGCCTACGGCCAAGCCCCTATTTCGGTACTGACTGTAGATTGGGACAACCTCGACGCAATGGTCGCAGCCCAAGGCGCCAAGTTCAGTATGGCCGGCGTGAGGCTGGTCAAGGTGGCCGCATGATCAGCCTCAACCTCAACGCAGTTCGTGAAAAGCAGACTGAGTCAGAACGGATCGCCGCTGCGATGGCTCACTTTTGGGCTAATCCCGGCGGCAGCTTCAAAGAGTTGCCGCCGGCTCGCATGAAGCTAAGGCCTGCGCGGCGTGACTGGGTAGACCCTGAAACAGTCCTCAAGCGTCGGCCAAAGCCGATATCGGCCGCCGCCCGAAAGGCTCTCCGCAAGATATCGAGTTCGATATGAAGCCGAATCGCGATCTTCGAGAATCATTGAAAAGTAACACTTCCACTAGCCATTGGTCACATATCGAGTCCTAATTACCAGATCGGTCGGGGGGGCCGAGCGGATCAGGAAAAAGCCTTAAAATAGCTTCATTCTGACCAAAAGCCTCAATATTCAAATAAAGAGCGTGTTCAGGCACTAGCAAAAGGTTCGGATCTAAATTATCGAACAAGGCATGCTCGTATATAAATCTCCGAAACTTAACGCCTCTAGTTGAAAGCGAATTATAGAACAATAGTACAAGCTCATAGTCAGAAAGCAGAGACCGCAGCACTACTCCAAATTGCGCATCACCTTCATAGTTTGTTTTCTCAACAAAACGAAATACAGAATAAAGGCTCCGAAAGTAGAGACTAAGATCTGCCCGCCCCATTTCATAAACCAATTCATAAGGAATTATATGACTTTCGACTTTACCAAACGAAACGGAATAGTTTTTATGAATTTCTTGCAAGGTTTCCGACCAATTTCTGAAGCAATCCCTACCCCGCGAAACAACTTCATCAGTTATCTTGTTTTGTAGATCAAAATTCCTCACAACTTCCTGCTGGTGGCTTAATAAATTATAAAACTGTGACTCCGCTTGCTGGCTAGCAATTTGAGAGCGCGTTTCAGAAAGATCCTTCCTCTGGAATAGCAACGTTAAAAGAACACCAGAAAACGCCAAGCCGGAGAACAAAGTATTTAAGGTTCCTAAGCTATCTCCAAACACGCCCTCTCTTATCGCATCTGGAATCCCCGGAAAAGGGATATTCCACAACAGCAGCACCAGATAACTTCCGTAAACACCGAACAAGAATCCAAATACAACCGCCACCCTTAAATAGCTCGCCAACTTATCGCCAAGCCTACCAGCCCGCGTGAACAATAAGTACCCGACCGATAGTAAGACAACTAGAAGTAAAGCGTACCAAATCCAGTTTATAGTAGAAAATGATCGAAGAGCGACGTGATCGAGCGAGTTCTCGAACGAGGATGCTTCGACCATCCACGTTTTGTTCTTCAAAATATCGACATTTACGTCAAACCAGCTCACGTCGTACTCCCTGTAATTTCCAACCACTTCAAAATGAGCGAACTGAATACACTATCGCTTACTAAATTGCCACTGTTTCGCTTTAGGTAATGCAGCGTTGGGGCTGGCTGGAGGAATCCAAGTGTGCAACCCACGAATATGCCCGGCAACACTATCAATTGCCCACAGGAATCAGTTATTGCTCCATCCGCCGGGAGCTTGGTGCCTCCCATTGTTTTTGTGAAGCAAGCGATCAATTCGGCGCAGCAGCGCCGCCGACATACCTGGCTGGACTTGCCGGCCAGCCGAATTGAAGAGGTTGGCCATGGCCGAGGAACAGGATCTGACGGTGGGAGAACCCCAGCCGACAGCGGAAGCCATCAAGCAGCGCAGGAAGCGCGAGAAGGCTGCAGCAAAGGACGCTGCTTTGGGCGTGGAGAAGTTTACGGTTGAGGTCGCCGGCGTGTTCAAGCCTGACCTCAAGCGGGTCATGGCAGCGCACGGCTTCAACAACCAGCAGGAGGTGTATCAGAACCTGCTTCGAAACCTGATCGCCGCTGACTTCGAAACGCAAGTCCGGATGCTCAAGTGTGTCACGACACCTTTTGTTGTCACTGAAAAGGTGTCGCGCATTATCCAGGCCGCCGGCATGAAGTCGATCGCAGATGATCCGCCAGAGCCTGAAGACGAAATCGAAACACCAGCATAACCCACCCTGCTCGCTGCATTCAGTTAACAGTGTGCCGGATTATTCAATCTTGATACCAATCCCACAGCTACGAACACTGAGGGTCTGAAGCGTGTTCCAGTTACGACCGTCCTGTGAAAGCTTAAGCATGTCCCCTTCCCCACGAATAAAATAGCCTTCGCACTGCATGTCTATACGCTCGATAGCTAAAGCGTGAGGGGGCATAACTCTAACTTGAAGAGCGATATCACCAAGTCCGCGCCTGATTGTGATTAAAGGACCGACTGTTTCGACATCCCAGTTTTCATCACCTGCAAACCATTCGTTATCAACAATTCGTAACGTCGTTGCGCCCGTGGCATCCGACAGAAGGCCGGATAGCAGAAAAGGTGAGTTTGGTTCCGCGGGAGGTTTGAAAGACAGAAGGTCTGCTCCCCGAACCTGAATCAGCGTTCCGCAATCTATGAAGGATGCTCCGGCAAGCTTCACTTCTATTTGCTCCAGGCCAAAGTCAAATAGTTCAGATGCGAATCCCTGCTGCTTGCACTTGGGATTAGCGTTCGCCCGAGCTACCGTGGCAGCCGATAGCGTCCCACGCGCCCTTTTTTGATTGCACTGCATGCAGAGCAAAGTCATCCCCTTTGGGTTGTGTTCCTTAGCGTCCTTGAAGTCGGGTTCGAAGTGCTCATAGTCGTAGTAAGCCAAACCACATATAACGCACCCAAACCCGCAACGACTTCGAACTTCGCGGCGGACATCCTGAGGGACATAGCGACCAAGTCCGTGCTGGTTACGCTCAGCCATAGCTTCCCCTAAATATCTGTTCTGAACCCATGCCGGGCCGAACACAAATACCGCAACGGCGGGTAATGCGCCAGCTCAGACGAACGCCGGCGCTTCAACCAGCCGATGCTTCGACTCCATGTAGCAGGCCAGGTCGATCACCTCCCGAAGGAACACGACCACCTCAAGCTTCACCGCGTCGTCCGGCAGCCCTATCCGTTTCAGCATTGCCTTGGCGTCCTCTTCGATCGCCGCCAGCGCATCTACATCGCTCTGCAACCTCATGTCGGCCTCCTGCCAGTGTGAGTTAAGACACACATACCCCACTTCTACGAATCACGCCAGCCGGCAGGCCGGCGCGCACATGGAATTCAATATGACCATCACCGCACCGGTCATCCGCTACCACGGTGCCAAGTTCCGGCTTGCGCCGTGGGTGCTGCAACATTTTCCACCGCACACCTGCTACGTCGAATCGTTTGGCGGCGCGGCCGGCGTGCTGATGCAAAAACCTCGATCGTATGCTGAGGTCTACAACGACCTGGACGGCGACATCGTCAACCTGTTCCGCGTCCTGCAGGATCCGGTTGCGCGATCGGTACTCACTGAGCGCTTGGTCTTCACGCCCTACTCTCGCGAGGAGTTTGAGCTTTCATGGGAGCCGAGCACCGAGCCAGTCGAGCGAGCAAGGCGCACCATCATCCGCGCTCAGATGGGCTTCGGTTCGGCCGGCGCTACGAAGGGCGTTACGGGATTCCGCATCGACACAAAGCGCCAATACGGCACAGCCCAATCACTTTGGGCAACCTACCCTGAGCAACTGGCCGAGGTTGGCCAGCGTCTGAGCGGCGTGCTGATCGAAAACAGACCGGCGATCGAGGTGATCACGGCGCACGATGCCCCGCAGACATTGCACTACGTCGACCCGCCCTATGTACATGACACCAGGTACAAAGGCGCATCGAGCGGTCGCTACTACAAGCACGAAATGGACGACGCGGCGCACCGCGAATTGCTCGGCGTCTTGCTCGAGCTAGAAGGAATGGTCGTGCTTTCGGGATACCCGAGCGACCTATATGCAGAGATGCTGCCGGGCTGGGCCTGCTACAGCACTTCGGCGCGGATCAGCGCCAGCCGCGGCACTGCAAGCCGCACCGAATGCGTCTGGCTGAGCCCGGCATGCGTCGATCGGGTCAGCCAGATAGGGCTGGATCTCGGCGAACGCGCATAACCCTTAAACCCCTTTTTCACTATCACGCCAGCCGGCGAGGATCCCCTATGTCCGCACAACAGAAGAAACACCCCTTCGATTTCAAAACTCAATACGGACTCGGCTTCAGCACTCAGGACGATGAGATCGTTGTCGACTTCTTCTGCGGTGGCGGCGGCGCCGGTACCGGGCTGGAGATGGGCCTGGGTCGCGCGGTGAATGTCGCCAAGAACCACAGCCCCCAAGCGATCAGCATGCACGCCGTGAATCACCCGGGCGCGGTGCACTACACCACCGACGTCTTCGAGGGTGATCCAGACACCGAGTGCGGCGGCAAGGCCGTTGGCTGGTTCCACATGTCACCAGACTGCACGCATCACTCCCAGGCTGCCGGCGGCCAGCCGCGCAAGCGCGAGATCCGAAACCTTTCGTGGATCGGGCTGAAGTGGGCTGGCAAGAAGAAGCCGCGCGTCATCAGCTTGGAGAACGTGAAACAGATCCTCCAATGGGGGCCGCTGATCGCCAAGCGCTGCAAGGCCACCGGCCGGGTGATGAAGTTGGGCGGTTCCATTGCCGAGCCTGGCGAAGTCGTACCGGTTCACCAGCAGTTCCTAGTGCCTGACCCGAAGCGTCGCGGGCAAACGTGGGCAGTGTTCGTCGCTGAACTGCAGCGCCTGGGCTACGCCGTTGAGTGGCGGGTGATTAAGGCCTGCGACTTCGGCGCGCCGACCAGTCGTGAGCGACTGTTCATGATCGCCCGTTGCGATAACCAGCCGATTGTGTGGCCTGAGCCAACCCACGCAAAGCATCCGGTCAAAGGACAGCAGAAGTGGCGCACCGCTGCCGAGTGCATCGACTGGACCATACCGAGCAAAAGCATTTTCGACCGGGTAAAACCGCTGGCACCTGCCACCCTGCGCCGAATCGCCAAGGGAATGAAGAAGTTCGTCATTGATGCGGCTGATCCATTCATCGTGCCGATCGCGAACTGGTCGGGCGAAAGCGTCCAGTCCGCACATGACCCGCTGCGCACCGTGACGTCATGGCCGCGCGGCGGATCGTTCGCCATGGCCAGCCCGATCATCGCGCCGGCAACGCATCAGGGCAGCGACCGCATCAACGATCCACACGCCCCGCTGCCGACGGTCACCTGCGCGAATCGCGGCGAGCTGACGATGATCAGTCCGGTGCTGGTCGGTGCCGGTGGCCCAATATATGCCGGAAATCCGGTAGCTGCGGATAAGCCTCTCGGCACATTGATGACTCGGGGTCACCGCGCTCTCGCCGCTGCCCACCTGGTGAAATTCCGGTTTGCGGACGAAGGCAAGGCGCTCGACGAGCCGCTGCCGACCATCACCAGCGGCGGCGACTACAAGCGCCCGGCGGGTGCCGCTCACGCCATGGGTATCTCAACCGTGTTCATGGCTCAGATGAATGGCGGTTTCAACACTACGGCGGCCAAGAGCATCGAAGACCCAATGACCACGGTCACCAACACCGGCAGCCAGCAGCAGCTGGTGACGGCGAACCTGGTGCACTTGCGTGGCAACTGCGATGCGCGTGACACAGCCGATCCGCTGCACACCATCAGCGCCGGTGGCACACACCATGGATTGGTCACCGCTTTCATGGAGCGCCAGTTCGGCGCCAGCGTTGGCCAGGGTGTGGATGAACCGGCGCCAACCATAACAGCCGGCGGTGGCGGCAAGAGTTCGCTGGTCGAGCTGCAGCTTTTGCCAGAGGTTGAAGCCGGTGCGCTGCGCGTCGCGGCATTCCTGATCAGCTACTACGGCACCGAGAACATGAGCGCCACCGACGCACCAGCGCCAACCATCACCACCAAGGATCGGCTGGGACTGGTGACCGTCACTATCAAGGACACGCCATATGTGATCGTCGATATCTGCCTGCGGATGCTGCAACCGGCTGAGCTTTACAAGGCTCAAGGTTTCCCGGACGACTACATCATCAGCCATGGCGCCGACGGCAAGCCATTCACTAAGACCCAACAAGTGCACATGTGCGGCAACAGCGTGAGCCCGCCGCCGATGGCCGCGCTGGCTAAGGCCAACGACCCGTGGCGCGCCGCTGAACGCAAAGCCAAAGCTGCCTAGTAAATCTCATGTGCTGCAGTTGAATTTAAGACGTTCCCCAGCACCGTACCTTTCAGGGAAGTTCGCCGACCCAAAGCCTCCCCTGCCAAATCAATATATGATATTAGACGCGGCGCTAAGGTTACGACGGGAACTGTAACTAATTTCTCATTAATCCTTGCCCGGAGTTGCTCCTTTGATATTCTTTGCCGCATGTAAACCAACCCCTACCACCCCCATTCTATCGGCTTTTTGGCTCAAGAGTTGTAGCTTCATTTTCGCGTGTAGGGCAGCACCTTCTATGCCTGGATAAATGGTTGCCCAGCTCACATTCATAGCCAGAAGATTGTTGAGAACGCTTTCCCGTTCCTTAACGGGAACAGTAATCTTGGCAAGAACAGGAGAATTGTTATTATTAGCACAGTACTCTGCCACCAGTTCCTCAACTGACACACCACTAGGCTTTTGTAAAAACAATCCGGACTGAGATACGAGCCGACTATTGACATCAGTATGCGGATCAACAAACTTCATCGGAAGGAAATCTTCATCATTTCCACCAGAAAGATTTCCTGCCAGAGCCTTTTCATTGAAATGGTCCATAATCTCTGAAGCAGAGGTCTGGATTGCCCAGACACAAATCCTATCGACCGACTTGGGGATTTCTTCGCAGAAGGCGAAAAACAGTGCGATATAAAGAGACTCAGACCAATCTAACAACGGAGTTGGCAAACCATAGTGCTGGCCGAGCGCTAGGATCTCCTCATCCGAAGTGCGGTCCATGTTGGCAAGTAAACCTTTTCCTCTTAGTAACCGCTTGAAGTCTTGAAGTATAAAAGCACCAGTTCCTCTGGCATGCTTGTATAAGCCAGATTCAAACCTTTCCAAAGTGGTTGTTAACCCCCACTCGGAATTTGATTGCCCCCTAAAATAGTAACGCCCCACGCCCTCATGAAACCACTGACTAAACTGGAAGAATTCTACGAAATTATCGAGATCCGCCCGGAGAATTCCATTAGTAACTTTCCCCTTGGAATAAATTCCAACCATTCCTAATCCCTCATTTACGGAAGCTCACTGACCAAAAATCTAGAGAACGCCGTATCAGTCATGTTTTATTGAAAAGAAACCGACGTCCACCCCATGCCAAAGCAATCAGAAAAACACCCGTTAAGATGTGTTGTATTAAGGAGGCCGAACCCACATCCGCGCCCGTATATAGGACGCAGCATTATACCAGTTTCATTAATGTCGCGGGCCTTCTGCCCCAGCAGCGACGCCACTGATGCAGTGATGAAGCTTTAAAGCCAGCTCCGGCACACCAAATTTCGATAGGAGTTCATTTGTTCTCCGCCAATAAACACCCCGCACTATTCCACTTTCACACCAGCCGCTATAGCGGCAAGGACGAAGTCATGCCTGAAGAAAAAGAAATTCGCCTGAACAGCGCGGCGCGGGATGTCATCGCCGAGCGGCAACGCCAAGTATTCGCCGAGGGCTTCTCGCTATATCGCGACGACCAGTACGTGAATGGCGAACTTGCCGAAGCAGCATCCACCTATGCAAGCCTCGCCGGGAAGCCGCGCAGCCTGAGTACGGCCTGGCCCCGTGTGATCGGTGAGTTCAAGCCGAGTGCTGAACGGCGCCGCGACCTTGTGAAGGCAGCGGCACTACTGCTCGCAGAGATTGAGCGAGTTGATCGCGTTGGCCTGATCAATCACTGGCCGGTAAATCGGGATGAAAACGGCATGTTCTGGCACCCGGATCTGCCATCTTTCGATGAGGGTGACGGCGACAAGTGCAAGACATGGCTCGCCGAACAGGGTTTAGTTGTGAGGATGTCCAGCATTGAGGACGCGCCGGACGAGATCTCGGAGCTTTACTTCGACTCCCATGATCCGGATTGCAGCTACTGGGATCCGGATAAACCGGAAGGCGAAGGCTGGTTCTGCCTGTCGATTCACGACACCGACGATGGCCCGGTCTGCTGGTGGGCGCGCCGTGAGGTGACGCCATGATCTTCGCCCCGCTCTACATGGCCTACCTCATCTACAAGGGGCCGTGGCGATGAATATCTACCGACACACTTTCGCAGCCGTCTGCCCGGCCGACGGCGAGACGATCATCTACCAGCTTGAATTGCGATCAACCTCGATGATCCACGTTGAGCACATCAAAACGGCAACCGCTCTGATCAAGCATGGCTGGCATGAGCAAATCGCCGACAGCCTTGCCGAAACGCTCGGCGGCGATCAGACCATCATCGCCACGCACCAGGGCGTGGAAATCGAAACGGTGAGGCTCAGCTGATGATTCATTACCACGGCACGCCTGTCGGCGGTAAGCGCGAGGATGCCGCTAAGTTCCTGGCCGGGCGGCACGCGCTGGTGCCGTTCCCACGCAAGGACGATCTCGGCATCGTCGCCGATGTTTGCAAATCGTTTGTTTTCGATAACGGCGCATTCACTGTGTGGAAGAAAGGCGGCCAGGTAGACGTCGACGGATACACGCGCTGGGTCGAAGATTGGCACCGGCACCCTGGATTCACTTGGGCGCTTATTCCGGACGTCATTGATGGCGACGAAAAGGCGAACGACGACCTTTTACGGCAGTGGCCTGAGGATCTACGCGGCGTACCTGTTTGGCACTTGCACGAATCGCTTGAGCGGTTGCAGCGGCTGGCGAGGTGCTGGCGAACTGTCGCCCTCGGCAGTTCTGGGCAATGGGCTGCGCCGGGCACAGGAGCATGGTGGAAGCGGATGGCCGCCGCGATGGACGCTATCTGTGACGAACAGGGTCGACCGGTGTGCCGGCTACACGGGCTGCGGATGCTTGACCCTGCGATCTTCCAGCACCTGCCCTTCGCTTCAGCCGATTCCACGAACGCTGCAGTGAACGGCGGAAGCATCAGCCGTTTCGGGATGTACGCCCCGCCCACCGCCGGCCAGCGCGCCAACGTCATCGCCGACCGCATCGAATCGCACAACAGTTCGCCGATCTGGCAACGCGAAACCCAGACCGAACTCGCTCTGTAACCCCTCCCCCAACTCAACAGCCTGCCGGTGTACGGCGGGCGAGGAATCCTATTGCCATGCCAAACCATGTGACCAATAAGGTGCGCGCGCCAGCGCACGTCCTGAAGTCGTTGATCAACGAAAGCGGCAAGATCGATTTCAACACCATCCTTCCATTTCGAGGGGCGTTCCCTTGGGACGGCATCAGCGGGCAGGCCGAGACCGCTGCAGAAGCTATCACTGCTCAGCCGCTCCACGATCATCCTTTGATTGCAGGTCTTGAACAGCGCAACCGCACCGAGGCGAACGTGTTGCAACTGAGCGAAGAGTGCTTCGAACAGTTCATCCAGATGCTGCGCAACAAGCGGTCGTCTGGGCACTTCCACTCGCTGGACTTCGCCCGGGATGTTTGGGGCACAAAGTGGAACGCCTACGACCAAGTGATTGAGCTGGATGCCGGTGAACTCTCGTTCGATACCGCGTGGTCGTGTCCGGTTCCGGTTCTGACAGAGCTTTCGAAGATCCATCCAGATGACGAAATCGTTGTTCGTTATGCGGACGAAGATCTCGGTAGTAACTGCGGAACCGTGCATCTCAAGGCAGGGGAAGTGGTTTCGCAGGAGGTTGCTGGGCGCTGGAAAGAAATGAGCGACGAGCAACGCAAGCAGTGGACTGCCTGGGCGCGAGACCTGAAGGGCTGGCCAGAAGACGAAGAAGACGCCGAATAACCCATCACCACCTTCTGCCGCCACGCGCGGCATGGAGCATCACCAATGAAAAAAGAGCTGATCAAGATCAGTGAATTCCAGCGCCGGCGCTGGGGTGAAAACGGCACACCACCCTGCCCCCAGGCGATCCGCAACTACATCCGCAACGGCAAGGTGCCCGGCGAGCAAATCGGCAAACTCTGGTACGTTGATTGGACAGCCTTCAGTCGGTCAGACGGCAATGATCTGGTCGCGATGGTATTGAAAGGAGCTGCATGATGGTCCCACGGCCGCGCAACAAGGCGAACAAGAGCCTACCGCAGAACCTGTATTTCGATTCGCGGCGCTCGACCTATCGCTACCGGCGGCCTACCGACGGTAAGTGGTTCCAGTTCGGGTCTGACCGGATCAAGGCGATCGATGCCGCGAAGCAGTTGAATCTGGAGTTCATGCGAGGTGCTGACCTGGTCGGCGCCGTGATGGGCAGTACATCCGAATCGTTCGCCGGTTTCTTGGATGCCTACGAGCGCGACGTGCTGCCGCCACGGGAGCTTGCGAAAGGAACATTGGGCTTGTACGCCGTGCACTTCCGCCGTTTCCGGAAACAGTTCGAAGGCAAAGCGGTCGATCAGATCACGATCCGCATGATCGCGGAGATGCTTGACGCCCTCACCCCGCGCACTGCCAACCAGTGCCGCGCGCTGCTGATCGACATCTTCAACCACGCAGCGGCCAAAGGCCTGTGCCCGGACAACCCGGCCGCCAGCACCATCAATCGAATTGAGAAGAAGCAACGCAAGCGACACACCGTCGAAGGCCTGAAGGCTATTCGGGAGAAGGCACCGTTCTGGCTACAGAACGCAATTGACTTGGCACTGATCACTGCGCAGCGCCGGACGGACATCTTGAATATGCGGTTCGATGGTGTTCGGGAAGGTTTTTTGTATGTGGTTCAGCAGAAGACGGCAAAGGCCAGTGACGCGGCGTGGATCCGGTTCAAAGTGACCGAAGAACTCCAAGCGGTGATCAGCCGTTGCCGGGATGACATCGTCTCACCGTACCTGATCCACCGCCGGCCCGATCGCAAAAAGCAGAAGCAGGCGCAGACGAAGGACCACTGGACTCAGGTCGAAGAGCGATATTTGACGCGAGCCTTCAAAGAGGCCCGGGAAGCGGCGGGTTGTTACAAGGGATGGAAGGAAGAGGAAATGCCAGGCTTCCATGAAGTGCGCGCGCTGTCGCTGCACCTGTATCAGAAAGCCGGAAAGGACGGTCAGAAGATCGCCGGCCACGCCAGCGAGACCATGACGAAGAACTACCAGAAGGACCATGCCGAGATCGTCTGGTCAGAGGCAATTCCTGATCTGAATATCAGCGAAATCACCGGGTAGTTTTGCGCAAGTTTTGCGCGGGTTTTGCGCAGGCACAAAAAAGCCGATCCACATGATCGGCTTAAGCGTCTGATTTTACTCAGGAATTATGGTCGGGACGGAGTGATTCGAACACTCGACCCCTAGCACCCCATGCTAGTGCGCTACCGGACTGCGCTACGCCCCGACTGGTCTTGCAACTCGCTCTCCACCTCGAAGAACGCTCAAGAATATAGCGCAAGCGTTTGAAAACTGGAAGTATTCAAACGCTGCTTTTTATTTCTTGAGAACCACCAGTACATCTTCCAATTCGGCAATCATCTGCCGAATCATCTGCTTGTATTGGGTCGTGTCGTCTTTGGCTTCATCGCCGGACAAACGCAAGCGTGCGCCGCCGATGGTGAAGCCTTGATCGTAAAGGAGCGCGCGGATCTGCCGGATCATCAGCACGTCCTGGCGCTGATAATACCGGCGGTTTCCGCGGCGTTTGACGGGGTTGAGTTGAGGAAACTCCTGCTCCCAGTA